TCCGCGCTGCTGACCCACAAGCAACTCGATTAGCTGATTTAGCAGCCCAACAAGCCGAAACACTTTTTGCTGAAGGCGAAGGTCAGCTATCTCCAGAAAGACGTAGGATGGCTGAACAAGCAGCTAGGGCTGGTTCTTTGTCAAGAGGTCGTATTGGTGACCAAAGTTCTGTTGCTGCTGAATTACTTGGGCGTGAGCAGATACGCAGTGGTCTACGTCAAGAGGCTAGGCAAGCGGGTCTTGGTGCATTTCGGCAAGCGCGTCAAGTTGGTGCTGACCCATCTCAGTTCTTGTTCGGTCGTCCATCTCAATTTACTCAAATGGGTTCAGGTCTATATGGACAGGCGTATGATCTGGCGGGTCAACAGTCCGGACCTCAGCTATTTGATCCAAACGTAGGAATCAATATGGCTATGCAGCGTCAAAGCAATCAGTTCGGTTTGCTTGGCGCACAGGCACAGGCTGATGCTACACGTAGTGCTGGCATAGCGCAAGGTATCGGAGCAGCCATTGGGGGGTTCGCACAGGCTTGCTGGGTAGCCCGTGAAGTCTACGGGATTGACAATCCTAAGTGGTTATGCTTCCGAGCCTGGTTGCTAAATGATGCACCTTCTTGGTTCCGTAACTTGTACATAAAGCACGGCAAACGCTTTGCTAAGTTCATATCAAACAAACCTGTACTGAAAACAATCATCCGCAAATGGATGAATACAAGAATCAAATAATATGGCATTTCAAGTAGGAACAAAAGTTGACCCAAGACTAGGGGCATTAGACTTCAGGGGATTTACAAATGCTGCTAACATACAAGCTTCAGCACTTGCTAACCTTGGCAGACAGATTGGTGAAGGTATCGAAAAATACCAAACAAACAAGCAGGTTACGCTTGCTGGACTAGCTTCTCTTGAGGGTCAAGCAGCCGCTGAGCCGACACTGCTACCTGCCCTAAAAAATGCAGGTGGAGACGTAGGAAAGGCGTACGCAAAGATTGAAAGCGGTAACTATAATCAGCGCGATGTGTTGACGGTTAATGGATTTGCTAATGCCTATACCCAGCAACAACAGGCTAGACAGGCTAGTGCGTTAAGGGACTTACAATTACGATCCGCCCAATCTGAGCAACAACAACAAATTATAGACAGAGATGCTGCTAATATGGCTTTAGCTGCGTCTAGAGAAGCAGGAACGGGTGATATAAATACACAAGATGCAGTTTCTGCATATATTAGTCAAGGTGGCAGGGATCCTAATTTTTTCAATATGATTGAATCCATGCAGCCTGAGACTGCTGGTCTTAGCGCAAAAGAACAACAAGTAAGGAGGATTATGGCTGCTAATCCTGGTATATCTTTTACTGACTCGGTCAATATTGTAGATGGTGTCGTTAAAATTATAAGTAACCCTATTACTGGAGCCTCATTCCTTGTAAACCTTGCAACTGGCGAACAAAAGCCCTTGAGATCTTCTTCAGTAATTGATGCGGCAACATCAACTGCACTTGGCTCTGATGCTGATGCAGACCCCAGTAGCATTAATCTTTATAAGATAGCCGAAAGCACAACTGGTATCATTCCTGCAATTACTGCGGCAGCACAACGCGTTACGGGACAGATTGGATTTGATGTTGCTAATGCAGAGCTACTAGAGAACCTCCAGACATTTCAAACTGCTCAGTCAGATATTCGGCGTTCTATGAGAACAGCACCAAAATTTTTGGCTTCTGAAATGGCTATGCTTGATAAGGAGTTAAATATTTCACCAGGTGCATTCAAAGACTCAGCTACATTATTGGCTCAGCTACGTAGTGTTGATAAGTCAGTACGTAATCGACTTGAGGCGATCGCAAAATCCATCAATGATCCTAATTTGCCAGCCGATGAGCGTGCTGCTGGGCTTCGACTCCAAAACGATTTAACGAATTTTCTTCGTATTCTAGGTGTATCACAAGGTGAAGAGTCAGCCGAGGTAAGGCCCCCTTCTCCGGAATTGTCTGATATAGCAAACAAATATTTAAATCAAGAATAATGGAACTTACCGACGAACAACTAGCAATCGCTCTACAAAGAGCCGATGCTGCTGGTAATACTGAGGACGCTACTATTCTGGCTCAAGAGTATTCCAGACGGCAACAGCAAAAAGCGTTACCTTCAAAGGATGATGTCCAAAAGGCTCAAGCCCAACAGGGGCCTAGTGGATTTTTTCCGTTTGCTAATAAATCGTTAGTGCAACTGGCAGGTACGCCTGTTGATGTTACAAATGAAGTTTTAGTTGCAGTTAATCCTAAACTTGGCTCTGATCGTCCTTTTGGTGGTTCAGAAAGTATAGAATCTGCGGCAGAGTTCTTAGGAATCGACATCCCTGACCGAGAGCCTAAAACCTTTGGTGAAAGAGCAGGAGCCGTTTTCGGTGAAATTGCGGGCTTCAGCTTGCCCTTTATAAAAGGCGCACAACTGCTTTCAACCACTGGCGGAACCAAGGGTCGTGTAGGTAAAGCAATAATAGAAGACTTGATTGAGCGTCCGGGAAGAGCCGCTGCTATAGAGGCTGCCGCTGTACCTGGTATTGCTACTGCTAGAGGTATTGCTGAGGAAAATCAGTTAGGTCCAGGCGCGGCTTTAACGCTTGAGTTACTAGGTGGCATGACTCCTTCTGCTGCCGTAGCATTAGCTGGCTCTAGGGTTAACTTATTAGGACGATTAGGGTATAAAGCATTACTTCCTTTTTTGCCTAGTGGCGCAAAAGCACGGGCATCGAGACGAGTACAAGAATTAGTTTCTGACCCACAAAAAGCTGCTGCTGATATTGAATCGTTAAAGGGAACAGAACTGTCTCCGTCGGCTAGAACTGATGAACCAGCACTTATGGCTTTGGAGCAAGCAGTTCTAAAAGAATCCCCATCTGAAATGACACGGGTTTCAATTAAACGCTCAGAAAGCATTCAAAAACTTTCTGATACCATCAAACGATCAGGAAACATTCGTAATACCCGTTCTTTTGCAAAGGCAAAGGTTGATCGACTCAAGAGTGCTATGGATGCAAGAATTGAAAAAGCTGCTGATGATGCGGGGGCTGCTCTTTTAGCGTTAGGAAGTCCCGATGAAATTTCTGCAAGTATAGCAGTCCGAGAGTCATTAGAAAAAGCATTAGATGATGCAAGAGTACAAGAAGACCAACTGTGGTCAGCGATTCAACAAAAGGTGCGTGGACCTGTAACAAAAACACTCTCCAAGTACAAGCAATTAGATGATACCCTAGCAAGCAGTCAGAAAGATGACATGCCGGCATCGGCTAAAGCTCTTATTGGTCCTCAAGTTAAAAGAAAGCCTAGAAAGGGGACAAGGGCTAGAGTTCGTAGGACAACCGTACAGGAACTATATGGTCTTTATCGTAAACTAGGAGAAGAAGCTACTGTTGCCCGTGCTGCTGGTCAATTTAACAAGGCTAGGGTCGCTGGTGAATTACGTGCATCTATTCTACAGGACTTGGATTCTTTTTCTGCTGGTGGAGAAGTTGGAAACTCTTTACGAGCAGCTAGAGAATACAGTGCTGCATTAAATACTAAGTTCACGCAAGGTCCAGTGGGTAAGATACTGCGCTTTGCAAGAGAAGGAATTGAACGTGTGCCAGAAGAGATGACGCTCAGAGCCTCTATTGGTACAGGCAAGATTCCGGCTAAACTCGCAGCACAAGCTATTCAACGCGCTGCTGATGACGCTACTGTTATGGAGGGCATCAGTGAATTTTTAAAAGCTGAGTTTCTAAAAACTGCTGTTGACCCTAGCACGGGTCGAGTGCGTGCTGGTTCCGCAGACAGTTTTATTAGAAAGTACGATGAGATATTTGAACTTGTTCCTGGAACTAGATTACAAATACAATCTGCTCGTTCGTCCGAAGATGTTTTGCGCAGAGTGACTAAGGTTACAGATGCCGCTCGTAAAAATCTTGACCGTCCTGCTGTCTCTACTACCGCTCTTCTGCTCAATGCTCCGGTTGATAGAGAAATCGCAAGCATTCTTAGCTCTCCTAATCCTCAAGGGACAATGAAGCAAATTGTAGCGATGGCCAAAAAAGATAAAACTGGCAACGCCCTTGAAGGTTTACGTGCTGGGATGTCTGAATACTTAATTGACTCTATCACGTCTCAGTCCGCGTTAGACATTCAAGGAAAGCCTGTTGTTAAGGGTATTAAGTTATCCAATATGTTACAAGATAGTAACATAACGGACTCATTAGCATTATTGTTTAATCCAAAGGAAGTGCAACAAATTAAATCTGCCGCACAACAAATGGCAGCCATTGAAAGATTAGTTAAGACCTCTGCAGCTGACCAAATCGTTAGTGATAAAGCTGGATGGTTAATCGCTACGATTGGTCGAGTAATTGGTGCAAGAATTGGTGGTAGACTGTCTAGTGCAACCCCTGGAGGTTCATTGCAATCCGCTCAAATTGGTTCTAATGCTGTTACCAAGTATTTAAATTCTCTGACTGTTGGAAAGGCTAAACAACTTCTAATCGATGCCGTGCAGGATCCAGAACTGATGCAAGCACTTTTAACTCACAAAAATGGTAAAGTGAGCAAGAAACAAGCTAAGGTAATCCGTACCTACATGATTTCATCAGTCGGCTCTAGGCTTCTTGAGGAAGGTATGTTAGAAGAAGCTCAGGCTGAAGCTGCGGCTGAAGCTAAATAGTAAAAGGGGCTGTCCCGCGGATAATAAAACGGAACAGCCCCCAAGGACTAAACAAAAGTGCGGACCATGAAAAAACCGCACTCCGCCTGGGATTACTCCGTAGGCTTACCTTGTATTTACTATGATTGAACCAACTAACACACGAACCTTTGTGTGGTAGAATAATTATAACATAGGTGTCCTATGTCTTCTGTCAAGAGTAATGCTCCAGCCTGTGACAATTTGCACAAAGGAGTTCGCACTTCTTTAGCTCATTAATTAATTCCTTCCGAGTCCCCGTTCTTCTGTAGTGAGTAATCGGTCTAATTTTTTCGTATCCAGGCAGGTGATGGCAGTCAAACTGCGCTGCCTTGCCCTTGAAGCCACACCTTTTGCAGACAAATCCACCAAAAAAATCCTCTATGGTTTTTTGGTAAATAAGTGACCGCTTCTGATGAGGCTTCATATCAAATGAACTGCGAGTAATCTTCCATCTGCTGAGTTCCTTTGTTAAAGAGTATCCGGCCTTGAGTGTATCCCATACCTTCACGTTGCTTGGCTAGAGTCCAGCGAACGTAGTCAGTCCCCTGTTCCCTCTCTGATAGTGTCTGCCACAAAAATATAATACTGTCAGCATCCTGCTCCAAGGCTCCGCTCTCACGGAGATCGGACATAATAGGTGATCGGTCATCCCTTTCGGATTCACGGTTCACCTGCGCGAGCAATAGGACGGGTATATCTAAGTCCTTGGCGAGTAGCTTTAGCTCACGGCTAATCTCTGCGACCTGCTGCTCTCTGGATATGTTCTTGGACATAGGTTTTATAAGTTGGCAGTAATCAATAATGATTCCATTTACGTTATGCTTACGGTGCATACCTCTAGCCGTTGCAAGTATGTGATCCAGCCGATAGACGTTGTCACGGATCCAGCAGTTCCAACCCTTCACGGTTTCGGTAGTCTGCCGAAGTGTTTGCATCTTGTCCTCTGGGGCTAGCCCGTCCTCAAACCTACGCATATGTAAGCCTGATTTGATGCTGAAGATACGCTTCATTATCTGGTTCACTCCCATCTCAAGATTGAAAAGTAGCACACCGTTGCCATTAGTGCATACGTTCTTCAAGAAGTTCAGGGCGTAGGCAGTCTTGCCGCACCCTGGCCGTGAAGCTAGGACGCAAAGCTGACCTGATCCGTAGCCACCTCTGTAAAGGACATCGTCAATGGATTGAATGCCAGTCCGCAGGTATCGAGAGTAATCTACTTTACCTATAACATCCTTAAATGTTTGATCAACAATAGTTTGTAGGGTATCTCTTGTAGGAGTCAAGGAGGATATGGAGTCGCACTGACCCTGTATAGAGGTAAGAATCTCTTCGGAGTCCTTACCCTCCTGTAAACCGTCCTTGATTATAAGCGAGAGACGATGAAGGTTTCGAGACTTATAGGACTCCACCATGTCATCTATGAGTCCCTTGAACTGCAACTCGCTAAGTCCTGCGTCATGCGTGGACCAGACTAAGTTAGCATCGAGTCCCTTCTGACCCTTAGACAGATCCGTGAACAGGGACATCGTGCCAAGGATCACACCCTTGGAGTCCAGTTTGCACATTGCCTCCCACATTGTTTGAGTGTCGTGAGCCGTAAAGAAGTCAGCGTTGATGCCGGACTCCTTTGCTTCGTTCAGTAGCGCATTGCAGCCATCGTTTATCTCAGCCTTCAGGATTGTCCCCAGAAGGCTTTTTTCTAGTTGCTTCATGCTTGTGATATGAGGAAGCAGGGCGTCCTGTCACCTACCCAAGCTCCTATTTGGTTGTATTCAAAGTATTCGACGGCCTCCTCTTGAGTCATGCCATCGTCAATCATCTGGTTAATGACCTTCGCCTTGTCGTAGCATATGATAGGATCCTGTCCTATTCTTTCTACGACCCCTGCAATGCAATCATCAAAGCCGTCCATTTTTAGTAGCGGTTCTCCCGCGTCAATGTATCCTTGTAATAATTCGTTCATGGTATTTGTTTTTGTAGGTTCATGTTTTAAGAAATAAAAAGGGGAGAGGTGTTACCCCCTCCCCTTGACAACCAATCAACCTTAAAAGGGATCGTCCCCGATGGGAGCCGCTGCGGGTTGGTTCGGGATACCGCTTCTGCGGTATTGCTCGGGCTGTTTGTCCTCATCGAGACGAGTCAAGCGGAGGTTCATTACAGGGCCAGACTTGCTCTGGTTCTTCCAAGCCGCCGCACGGTATTTGCCCGGTGCGGTGACCTCTAGTGTTCCTGTGGCGTGAGGCGATGAATCGGACTCACGGTTACTTTCGGGGAATAGCACCCCTGTGTTTTCGTTATTGTATTTTGGCATTGTATTATGCGTTATTAGAAATCAAAGTCCGTGTCAGCATGAGCTAACGGACTTGGCTTCTTGTTTGGTGTTATTGGCTTCTTGCCGTGATCGTTGGTAGCATCAGCGTCCTTTGTATCATCGATAGCAAAGAGTCCGTTGAGTGCGTATTTGCGGGCGTAGGAACTAGCAGAACCAGTTATCTGCGCTTCGTCCATACCCTTTTTTATCTCAGCTTCACGGGCAAAACCCGCAACTGGTATTCCGTTATCACTATCATTATCAAGTAAAGTGGCCAAAGCCTTGACGTAAATACGCCCTGAAACTTCAATAATGGAATCGGTGATAGTTAGAGAGCAACCCCACTCGGCTAGCAGAGGCTTCAATGCAGTAAGGATGTCCTCACAGGATCGGTATTTGTATCCACCGAATTTATTAGTCTGCCCCTTTGGAGCCTTCAAAGAGGATTGTATCCCCTGTAGTTTTTGACGTATGTTTTTATCCATGTTTATGTTTAGTTAGTTCACGGAATAGTTTGGTTCGTTCTGGGGCATTAGAACATTCCATGAGTTGTTTTCGTTTTGCCCCTAGATCAACTAAAATGGCTTTTTGTTTTTCGGATGTCAAGCCTTTAAATTTTTTACATAGCTGAGTCAGTCCTACTGGGTGCAATACATCCAGTTGCTCCTGCTCCAGATAGTCCGCTATGCCTCGTAGCACGGTAGGTAAATGACTGTGACTGATCTTGCATCTGCGGTAAGCAAAGTTCTCGATCTTACCCAGCAAAGCGTTGCCAACTCTTGATACTACACCCCGAACCATACCGGATTGATGGCAGTGATCCACCACCCAGTCCGATGTCTTGCGTAGTATCAGCGGACAGGTCTTGGGCTGATGTTCCGCCCTCCAGTCCTTGAGTTTATTTTGTGGAAGATACATCTAGCTCCGTGAGTAAATTCTTTAGGGCATTCTTCTCCTGAGTTAAGTTCTTACGCTGCTCCAACATCCTTTCGATTCTGAAGGACAGAGTCCGTGATTCCTGTCGGATCATATCGATCCTAGTCTGTATTCTTTCGACGTTACTTTCTACTTGTGACATACTCATATTATTTTTTGAAGGGACGGAGTTGGCTCTGCTCAAGTGCGTAACCCTTTCCGTAACCCAGATCCTTTATGTTATTTTTGTTTATAAGTTCCTTCTTCCAGCACCATCCAACCATCTTTACTGTCCAACGATCCGGTGTGATGCACATGATATACATATCTACATCGGGGTTGTCCTTGAGGGTTGCTAGTAACTTTCCGAGGGCGTGGTGAGTGCTTTTGACATCGTAGGAGTAACCGTTCATCACTCCATCGGCTGACCCAGTACGAGGGCTAAGACCTAGGTCAAAAAATACATTGAAATGTTTGGCTACCGCGTACTCAGCGGTGACACCTTGGGCATCTATATCTAGGCCGGCCATGTCGGTTCGCTTCATGTCCTTGACCTTGTTGCCCCTGGACAAGACGGATCGTAAATGTCCTACGTGTTGGCACATCATGACTTCGTCGTCGGTTAAATTAATCTCAATCATTTCGTGATCCCATTTTTGTATAAACATCTCTTATTTTTAATGCCTTTTCATTATATTCTTTGATGATGTTTGGGGTTGGCGGTGGTCTGTCGTCCGTCCAGTTGCCCCTCATGATTGAATCCCTAAGAACTATGAGTCCAGTAATTGCGTGAGATATGTGATGCAACCCTGAGTCTGGATCGTTGTCCTCTCCCTCATACCATGCGGCTAGATGTCGGAACGCGGCATCGTAATACACGGAGCCGCGAACCCCTGCATCCCTCCAGTTAAATCTGCCATACTTTAGGTCACCGTGAAGTTTAACTAGGCCAGCCTCAAGTAGCACGTTG